GACTGCTCAAATAACCAAATGATATGACTTGCCGTTTTACCTGTCTTTGTGGATGCAGCCGTTATCGTGTAACGTGCATCTGAATCTAAGATGGCTTTTTGGTAGCTCGTCAGTTTTGGTCTTGAGTAGTTGATTTGCATCCTATACGTTAAATTTTTCTTTTAAATCTTAACCTATGACTTTATGTGTTAGGAAGTATCAATTTTGTTTGCTTACTTGGCTTTGCATAATTGTCTATTAATGCAAAATTTATGTTTGGCGTTCTTGCATAGTCATCATTGGTATCTATTGGAAGGCTATCGGGTACATCAAATTTGTTTGCGAATATTGTTACGTTTTTTAAATTATACTCATCTATCAAATAATCTAAACGACCTCCTTTCGAAGCAGTTAAAATTAAATTGTTTGGTATATCATTAATACGTTTGACCCAATAATTCAAAGACTTGGTATAAGCCCAAATTTCAACACTTGGGTTTTGACTGGCTAATTCTACCCACATATCAAAATAAGACTGATTAAAAAAATCACCACTTGCGTGAATGCGTATTGCATTACATTTACTTGGTATTTCGGGAATCCCACCTTTTTTAACATACTCAAAGTTTTTCCATCTATGTTCCCTTACACCTGGAAATCTTTCAGGACCAGCTGCATAGCATTTATACTGTCCACGATAAATATCAAATTTACCAGTTTCCCTATCTACTGTTACTTTACATTCCAATGCAAAAGGACAGCTACTCCCAGTTGGCAAGTTCCATTCATATACTGTACCAGTATAATACTTAGTGTTTTTTACAAATTTCATTTAATTACACTTTTAAGTACTGCTAATCTATTTTCATTTATCTCTTTGAGATTGTGGTGTTCATTACAATAGTCATAGTTTGCCTGACCTACCTCTTGCATCCTTCCTGATTCAATCAGTTTAGTCACCTCTGACCAGTCATTCTGTTTCACAAAGAACACGCCCATGTTTCCCTTGTGGTTAGTGTATGGCTCAACCTCACTCACAAAGATAGGCAACCTGTAAGCAGCAGCCTCTAATATTTTGAGTTCTGATTTGTACCTGTTGAACTTATCTCCTGTCAATGGGGCAAGGGCAATGTCTATCTCAGAGTAGAACTCCCCGAATTTGTTTGCAGTTGTCCCCTCTCGTTTAGTGAACCACGATGGTCTTTTCTTAGTCCCTGTGACCTGTCTCTCCATCTCTGCCCATGTTGCATGATTGTCGTGATGTCCTCCCATTAAGAAAGTCGCTCCAGTATCCTCAATGATTGGGGCTATCTTATCCCTTAGGAGTTTGATGTCTTCAGTGTGTGAGATACCGCCTACCCATCCGATTGTCAAAGGGTGTTCTTTCTGTTCATTCCATTGAGGCTGTGTCAAGTCTAAAGCATTGGGCAATATGTGAACATTGTCATTGAACTCGTAAATCTTCTCAGCCAGTTGTGGAGTCGTGCAGGTTACAGCATCAGCAAATGAAAGAGCGTCCTTGATGCCGTTCTTAATGTATGCCCTATAGTATTGATAAGAAGGGTTATACTTAGGTAGTATCCAGTAGTCATCTATATCACAAATGAAAGGCACTCCTGCCTTCTCTAATATGGGAAAAATATTGTACTGATACTGACCCATCCAGCGATTAAATACCACCACATCATACTTTGAGTAGTCCAGATTGACCCACTCATCCTGATTGGCTGAAACATCCACTGTGATGCCCTCGTCTATTTGAAGACGGACGTAGGGGGTGTACAGCCTGTGAAAGGCTACCCCCGTTATCCCGTCAAACAAACAAAGAACCCTCATTTAAAATGGGTTATCTTTTGGTGGTGGTGGCATTGCCACTGCGACATAGTGAGTCGCCTTGCTCTTCTCGTTTGGTGTTCTCAATTTGCCCACCCTGATTCTCACATCACCATACTTGTTCTGTGCCATTTTACCGTCCTTCACTGCCTGAAGGAATTTCTCAAGGTTGACAGATACGTTCAATCCGTACTCATCCTCCCAAGCATTGCCTAAATAAATTTTTTCTTGCATATATTTTTAGTCTAATTTTAATGTCACATTAACCACCTTTGCCTCAACAGTCGCATCCACTGTCTCCTTTGGCTTTCCATATACTCTACTCAACAAGGTGTCCATTGAATAGAGCGATCCCTTCTCATATGATTTGATAATAGCCCTTGCAACAGTCTTCTCTAACATGGTAGCATTTTCGTTTTTAGTTACCTCCCTAATCTCCTTCTCATCCATAGCCATGATAGCCTGAATACTGTCATTGACCTCAGATAGTTTGTATCCCTGTTCTTTCATAAGGGTGGTGAATTTCTTAGGTCTGCCGTTAGGGTTTGCAGTTTCACCCTTCTCAGGTACTTTTAGTGTACCTCCGTTTCTGCCTTTGATTTCTTTCATTTACTATGTTCTTACTTTGTTTATGCACATCTACTCCATAGCCTCAATAGGTGTCGTATGTGTGACATTTTTACCTTTGTTATAAGGTCATCTCTGCCTATTCTGGAATAGTATTTCATATATTCTCGTTTGTCTGTTGTGTAATCTGTGACGTTTGATTGAACAAAGTCCAGAAGTTCTGTGCGTTTAAAGAACACAAATAAATGATGCTCTTCTATATACCAACAGATGTATTCAGCCTTCCCTTGTAGCCATCCCTTATCACCTCTAACATTCTTTAATTCTAACCATATTGTATCAAGGTGTGCATTATATTTCACGTCTATACCTACACCATTAATGAAGTAGTCAATGTGATCATACATATCAGTTTCTCTGTCTGACTTTTTTGCCATGCGAAAATTAGACTCAAATAAGTCTTGCGCTTTGTTGCCTATATATTCACACGCTTGTCTTCTATTCATTGCCTCTCTGTCATCTTTACCTTATGGACTACCTTGAGCATTGCCTTGTGTTGTTTCTTGTCGCCATACTCTATGTGACATGACCTACACAATCCCATCAGATTGTCAATGGTGTCCTTGTTTCCTCCACCCATTCCACGAGCCTCGATGTGATGAATATCAACGGCTGTGTTGCCGCACATCTCACAGGCTATCCAGTCAGTAGGGTGATAGTTCATTTCCTTTAGATATATTTTAGTATGCTTTTTCAATGTCCATTCGCTTTGTTGATTAGGTTCTGGATTGCCTCTACTACACAGACACTGCATCCTGTTAGATTGCGCCCGTACTCCCTGAAATATATCTCTTTGAGTTTGACGTTGTCAGATGGGTTCATCCTGAGTGTTCTGTTCTCTTGGTATCTATCAAACACCGCCTTGATGGTGGTCTGTATGAATAGTTTGTCTTGGTCTGTCATATATATCTATTAATTAATACTGCTATCACGCTACTGGTAAATGCAAAAAATACACCCTCTACTGAATGGAAATAAAATAATCCAATCCAGAAAGCCATGCACAACTCACAACTGAAAGGCTTTCTATATTTATATCCTATATGAGAGACGAACAGATTAGCCGCCCAAGAGATGCCGATGATTTGCAATAAAGTGTTCATTTGCTTTTTCTTTTATATTGTTAATGATTTTTAAAACTTCCTGTCTGCTGATACCTGTAATTCTTGAGATACTTCTGGCTGAACGTGGTTTGATTTTCTTGTCCTTGTCACCCTCACAATACAACTGCCAGATTTTGTTTGCATACCAATCAAGGTGTTTTGTGACCTCCTCAATCGACTCCCAGAGAAACTCCTGATAGATGATGCCTTCCTCGTCTGCCACTTCACAGGTGTGAATATCATATCTGGCAACTGGTGTGTGGTATAACTTCTCAAAGCGTGTCCTCTTTCCATAGAATTGATTCAATACGATTCTGATGATGATGCCCTCCCAGTATCCGCTGGTATATTTAGACTCCACCCATTCACAATCTTTCTCCAGTAAAATGAGAAACAGTTCCTGATACAAGTCGTCAGCATACTGCTTCCCAATCTTACCACATAAATCACTGACCCAATCCTGACGTGATAGTTCCCGTATGATTTCGTCCTTTTCGATGACTCAAAGATTGTCATTTCTATGTCATAGTTTTCCACTAACTTTCAACGGCAGGTCAGAGTAACCTTTCCACCTGTACAAATAGACACCACCACATAACCCAGTTTCATCATTTTCTTTGCATGACGGATCACCTGTGATTCTGTGCCTATGAACCAATCCTCTATTCTACCGTTTCGCATGAGTAACTTCTGATAGGACTCGCTCATAGTATGTCGTCTCTGGTTTGACTTGCATCTCTATCCAACCGTCATAATTTTTGCAGTGATTGATGACAGTGCTGTGGTCTCTGTTCAGAAATCTTCCCGTGACTGTGGTCATCTTTCCCAGATTCCTCACGGCTACATAACAGAACAGCCCTCTGGCTTGAATGATTTCTCTCTTTCTACTATTGCCAAGTATCTCACGTTTGGTGATGTTGGTTGCCCTGCTGACTATATTGAGAAGTTCATTCATCTCTATATCAAACTGAGGCGGCTCATAAGGGTCAATCAGTTGCTCTCTCAGGTCTGCTATCTGCTCCTTCAGTTCGTTTATCCTCATCTCAAATCTCTGGCGTTCTCTTGTTCTAAGTGCCTTGAGTTTGATGTATTCGTATTCAAAGTTCATAAATATTTAGTTTGTTTAGGGTTGAATCGCACGTCAAACTCTCCCGTTCCACCGTGCCTATTCTTAGATATAATTATCAAAGCATCCTCAATCTCTGGCTTTTCCTCCTCGTAGTATGCAGGTCTGAATGGAAACATCACACAATCAGCATCCTGCTCAATAGAACCTGATTCTCTTAAGTCTGAAAGCATTGGCTTCTTATCTGCTCTATGTTCTGCCTGTCTGTTTAATTGAGACAAAGCAATCACTGTGATACATAAATCCTTAGCAATTAGTTTCAACTGCTGTGATATTTGACTCACCTCCTGCTCACGATTTCTCTGGCTGTTCTTAGACTTGATCAAACCAATGTAATCAACAACCAACATATCAAGACCATATTTCTGCCTGTGCAGTTGTGCCTTGTATCTGATGTCTGAGATCGTCAAATTTGCGCTGTCGTCAATCCAAAAGTCCTCAGTGCGCCTAACTGACCAGTCAAGCATTTCATTCAATTCAGCCTCACTGAAATCAGCCCTGCGGATATTTGTTGCCTTTTCTTGATACTGAAGATAACGTCCAGCAAGTTGTTCATTGCTCATCTCTAAAGATAGAAACAGAACAGAGTTCCCCATCTCGGCAAATCTTAAACCTGTTCCCAGAGCAAATGCAGTCTTTCCCATTGCTGGTCTACCTGCGACAATCACAAGGTCACCCTTGTTCCATCCTCCTAAATAGGCATCAATGAAAGCCCATCCTGAAGGCTTACCTGTCAGAGCCTCTCCTCGTTTTACTTTCTCAAGCATATCCTCCAACAGTTGACCTGTGACCTTTGCTAATGGCTCAGGGGCTTTCTCCTCAATCCCTCCTGCATTATTTAGAACCTCCTGAATGTTGTTCACCTGAGTTTTGAGTTGAGTGTCCTTCTCCAGAATCTTAATGATGTCCTCCTTGATTTGTTTCTTTGTCGCTATTGCCCTGATTAGGTCGCAGTGTGGTTCAAAGTGTAGGCTTGTATAGTACTGACCTTGAATCTTTGCCGTTTCTATTTTGTCAATACCCTCTCCATTTGCAACCGTTACCAAGTCAATCGGGAGGCTGTCAATGTACAACTCCTTTATTCTGGAAAATATGGGCTGTAGTTTAGGTGAGAAACACTGCTCACTTAGTCTGGGAATAAATCGCTGGGTTGATGGGTCTGCCAGTAGGCAACTCAATACATATTTCTCACTGTCCATATTTGTCTTTCATTTTAAGAAAAAAACTATCCTCTTTTATATCATTAACATTTACATTAACATTTACGGCTTTTTTGGGTTTGTCAGAAACCCACTGGGTTTTTTC